CCGCCGGCAAAGCCGCCCATGTTGCCGCTACCATAGGTGGCAGAGTAGTCGCCGCTGCGCTTTGGGCTCTTGCCAAACAGGCCACGCACCCATTGGACGAGGTTCATGGCCTAGCCAATCCTGAATGGAATTTTGCGGCCAATGCCTTCACCGCGCGCCAGTTTGGCGGCGTTGTCTTCATTGGCCACCTGGGTCTTGTAGTTGTTGAGCATTTTCACCAGCTCGGCCTTGGTGTAATACACGCGCCGGCCAGCGACGATGTACTCAGACACGCCATCGGCGTGGGTTTCCAGCCAGGCCTCGATCTGCGCCACCATCTTTTGGGCGTGGCTGCGGTCGTCCAGCGCGGCGTTGGCGGCGGCGGCACGGTAGTCGGGCTGCACGTCCATGGTGCCGCTGTCAACCGTGTATTTTTCGCTGTTGCCGCCTTCCACCCAGGCCGTCCAGGTGTAGCTGCCTGCGGTGTAGCCGGCGGTGGTGGCGGCGGCCACGGTGATGCTTTGGTCGGTGCCGCTGGCCGTGGCCACCACCTCAAACCCGCCGGCGGCGTTTTTGAAGCGGTATTTGAGCACCCACGAGGGGGCCGGGTAGTCCGCCAGGCTGCGCGTCCAGCGCCAGGTGTCGCCCACGCGCAGGGCAGCCGGCTCTTGGTTCGGAATATTGCTCATATTCCCCGATGCTGCCGCTATCGGCGGGCGCTGTTAAGGCAAAAAATTTCCGGGTTGCGCCCCCGGGGTCCAGATTTCAACGCCGTCCTCGGCGCGATCCACCTTTGGGCGATAGATGACCACGCCAAAACCGCCGGACTCCTGCAATACAGGCACCTGAATCCACTTCGTGTTTTCTGAGAGTATTATCCGCCGCACCCACCCATCAGCACCGCGCAGTTCAACCTCTTTTGTCGATTTCCCGGGGTCTTTGAACTCGCAGCGCCGGCATTGCCATGCCCCGAACTTGCCGGGATCTGGCTCGATTGCTTTCCACTGGTGGCCAAATAGTTTGCAGAGCAGCTTCATCGTTGCGCACCTCCATCTTCCACCAGCCTGGGCCGGGTGACCTCTGCCGCGTGGCCGTCGACGTCGTGGAGCACGTCGTCAGGAATCGTGACCTCAAACGCCCAGCGCTTCGTCCCTTCGTTTTTCTGGTGCGGTGTCGTGGTGGCATAGATGGCGGCCATTGAGCTGATGCTCATGCCGGGCCACAGATCCACGTAAAAAGTCAGTTTTGGCATGATTTGCCCTCTTTCTGTAAGTACCGCCACCGACCTAAGTCAGTGGCGGAAACTGGTTAGTCTTTCTTGTCGTTCAAGCCGCCAAAGTTGTCGAGCGTCGCCGCCGTGTGCGCCATGTTCAGCGCAGCCTGGGTGAATTTGAGAGCATCATCAGCTTTGATTTCGCCCTTGATTTTCTCGGCCAAACACTTGATTGCTTTTTCAATTTCGTCTTTCATGGGTTCTAACTCCTGAAAATTCCGACCTTTAACGAGAGCCGGATAACTCGTAAATCTCACCTCCCCCTCAAAAGTTGCCGAACCCTACGCGTGGTGATTTCCATCTTCACCGCGCGCTCTTTGATCGACACCGCCGTGCCCAGCTCCACCAGCCGCACCTGGTGCACCAGCTTTGGCAGCTTGGGCACGTAGACGCGCTCGCCGCCGTAGGCCTGGCACAGCCCGCTGTGCAGCCGCTGCGCGCAGCCGTCGGGCAGCGGGGTGCCAAGCTCTTTTTCGACCATCTTCAACAAGTCATTGATCATGTCGTTTACCTCTTGGCTCATGGTCGGCCCCCAATCCGGCCGATGCGCCGGGCCATGGGGCGGGGTGCGGGTGCTGCGGGCTGGTTGGGCGTTTCGCCTGGCTTGTCGCCAGATCCGGCAAACGGCGCCTGCTGTGGATCCTTGACGCGCGCCAGCACCAGCGCCTCTATCCGGTCCCAATCCGCCCGCGTATAGCGGTGCAGGCGCAGCTCGGGGTGATGCGCGGCGGCGTAGGCGTAGACCCAGGTGTCCAGCGGCTCATTGCGGGTGCCGCGGCGCTTCTCAAACCTGTTTTTGGCCGGGTTGTAGGTCTCGCTGACCAGCCCTTGGAAAAAATCGCCCTCCAGCTCGCTGCTGAAATGGCAATTGCGCAGGTTGGGCTCTTTGTCGGCATCGGTACTTAGCCGGCTGTAGAGCCAGTGCTTTACCGCTACCGTGCCAACGTGGTAGACCATCACGCCGCGCTTGTCGCTGCGGCCTTTCCAGTCGACATCCTGCAACTTGCCCTTGCTGAGCACCGGCGCGTTGTTGGGCACCGCGCCAAAGATGGCCATGGGCCGGCGCACGCGGCGCTGGCGCACGTAGTCTTTCACTGCCTCGGTGCGGTGGCCACCGGCGTCATTGGCCATGGCCTCTACCCGCAAGAGCGCGCCGCTGGCATGCTGGATGGGCTTGTTGAGCAGCTCGGTCAGGCTGGTCCACACGGCGTCATCGGCCGGGTCGCCGGGCAGCTCCACATAGTCGATCGTCCAGCAGGCCATGCCGCGGCCCCAGCCCACCAGGTGCACGGCCAGGCGGTTGTCTTGCGTGTCCACGCCCGCGGTAACCACCAGCACGCCGGCCGGCGCGCTGCGCAGCGCGTACTGCTCGGCCCTATCCGCAATGGCGTTGTGCTTGACGCTGCGCATGCTGGGGTCTTCCCAGGCCTCGGCCAGGCGGTCGTTGATGAAGGTCTTGAGCTTGGCGGGGTCGTTTTGCGCGTCGAGCCACATTTCCACCAGGTCGGCCCAGCGCGGGCCCAGGCCGATCTGGTAGTACAGGCAATTGATGTGGTAGCCGCGGCTTTTGGCCTCGGGCTTTTCGGCCACCCAGCGGCCGGCCAGGATCATCGCGGTCTTGTGGTGCTCATCAATCTGCGCGCCGCATTCGCGGCACACGTAGTGCACGTTGTGCCCGCCCGGCGCCCAGTGCAGGCCGGACCATTCCAGTGGCTGCTCGGTGGCACAGTGGGGGCAGGGCACATAAAAACGGCGCTGGTCGCTTTTTTCGTACAGGTAGTCAATCCGGCTCACGCCCTTGAGGCCCGGCGTGCTGATGTACAGCCGCTTGTAGGTGCCGGGGAAGGCGCTGGTGCGGCCGTTCAGCATTTCCAGTGGGTCGTCGCCGCTGGTGAGGTTGTTGGCAAATTCGTCTACCTCGTCCACCAGCAGCGTGCGCACGGTGGTGCTTTTCAGGCGCTGCGGGCTGCCCGCGTGTTCGATGTAGAGCTGGCCGCCGGCAAAGTCTTTGAACTCGCGCCGGTTGGCGCCGTCGCGGCTGGCGGTGCTGGTGAGCAAGTCGCGCACCGCCGGGGTTTCCTCAATCATGGGGTTGAGCTTTTGCGCCACCCACTTTTGCAGGCTCACCTCGCCCGGCAGGCACACCATCACCGGGCCGGGGTAGTGCTCCATGGTGTAGCCCAGCGCGTTGATGGCCACCTCGGTCTTGCCGAACTGGATCGGGAACTTGAGCACCACGTCGCGCACCGTGCTGCGCGCGCTCATCGCGTCCATCGGTTCGCGCAGCGGCGGGTTGCGGTCGGTGCGCCAGGCGCTATTGCCCAGCGCGCTGCCCTTGCTCGATAGCCGCCGGTGCAAGTCAGCCCACTGGCTCACCGACAGCGGCTTGCGCGGCGCCAAGGCCCGCGCCAGCGCCTGGTGCACCAGCAGCGCAGCGTCGGCGTAGTCGGCGGGGAGGTCTGGGGCGCGCATTAGGCGGGTTCCAGGTCAAGGGATGGCTGGCGCAGGCGCTCGTCCTGCAGCGGCTTATACGCTTCGTTCAGTTCGATGCCGATGAACTTGCGGCCCAGGGCCTGGGCTACTTGGCCGGTGGTGCCGGATCCAAAGAAGGGATCAAGCACGATGCCGCCAGCCGGTGCGCCAGCAAGGATGCATGGCTCGATCAGGTCAGTCGGGAAGGTGGCGAAGTGGGCACCCTTGTAGGGCTTGGTGCTGACGGTCCAGACGCTGCGCTTATTGCGTGCATAGCCAACACCAATATCCTGCATGTCCCTTCCCTCGCGGTTGGCCGGTCCATTGTCACCGTCTCGAAAGTGTCCTTGCCCACGGAATGCATTTTTTCCACCCCGCCCGCGCGTTGGGAATCCTCCAGATTTATCACGCTGTGGCAAGCCCAAATAGGCTGCGCTTGCGGATTGCTCGCCGCGCCCTAATATCGTTGCCCGATCGAGGTCGGCTTCACTTGAAACACAGCGCTCTTGAATTTCCGCCATGTTGCAGTAGTAACTGGCCGACTTCGACAATAGGAAGATGTACTCATGGCTTTTGGTGCAGCGGTCGGTAACGCTCTCGGGCATTGGGTTCGGTTTGGCCCAGATGATGTCTTGGCGCAAGTACCAGCCATCGGCACGCAAGGCAAAGGCGAGCATCCAAGGAATACCGATTAAGTCTTTTTCTTTCAAACCCGATCCGGTCGGGATTTTTAGCATCCTGGTTTGCGAGTCTCCAAGGTGAAGTAGTTCTCGATTTCCACCGCCCTGCTGTCCACCATTCCTTGCGTAACTGTCCCCCATGTTCACCCACAGCGTGCCATCATCCCGCAGCATGCGGCGCACTTCGCGGAAAACGGCAACCAGTTTGGCAATGAACTCGTCAGGCGTGGCTTCTAGCCCGATCTGGCCATCGTACCCGTAGTCGCGCAGCCCAAAGTAAGGCGGACTCGTCACGCAGGTCTGTACGATTGAATCAGGCATGCCGCGCATGACTTCCAGGCAGTCGCCGAAGTGGCATTGGTTGAGCCAATCCATCACACCACCCCCTGCACAAGTTTCCCAAACTGATGCGACAGCTCAGTCAGCAGCCGCTCGATCTCCGACGCCATCAGGCTGCGCACCTGGCCCTCATCGCTGGCGGCGGCGAGTTGGGGGGCGATCTGGTCGGGCAGTGACTCCAGTTGCCCGCGCAGCGTGGTGGCGGCGCCCAACACCACGGCGCGCACGTCGCTGGCCTTGACCAGCTCGCCGCGCTTCTCGGCTACCTCCATTTCGAGCAGCTCGTTTCTGAGCTTCTCGCCGCGCTCGCGCTGCGCCGTAAAGCCGG